TAGTAGCAAAACAATATTTGAATAGCCTTGCCGGTTTCAATGTCAAGGCAGAAACGGTATCAGGTAGCAAGGAATTAAGAGCAACGCCGTTTGCAGCTCAGTGGCAGAACGGATTTGTAGATGTACTGGTAGCAGAATGGAACGAAATGTATTTCAGTCAGCTTGAATCATTTCCGGAATCAAAAAATGATGACATGGTAGACGCATCTTCAGATGCATTTAATGAGCTTACAACTAATACATTTGATATAGATTCTCTTTTATGAAAAGTGTTTATATAAAGCCATCAAAATGCCATATATCGAAAGTTAACAACGTACCCTTATATTTTATATCACAGCAAAACAAAACGCTCCTAGACACTGTAAAACAAAAATACAGCCACATAAAAGCGAGCTGATAACAAAACATTAGGATTTTAGAAAGGAGGAGTAATTGGAAGAACAGAAAAAAGATAAGCTTAAGAATATCAACAGGTCAAGACGAGGCTCGGCTATTATTGATGGAAAGCAGGATAGTCTTAGACAAGACGGATATACAAATCTATTAAATAAATACGGTACAGCTCAGGATAATTCAATGGCATATAGTTATGAACAAGAACCTATAACAATAGATATGGAGTTAATTAGACTATATGAAGGGAATGGGCTATTTTCTAAAATTATAGATAGACCGGCAGAAGAAGCTGTAAAACATGGACTTGATATAGATTATGGTGACGATAACATTGCAGAATATGTAGAAGAAAAGTTAGATGAGTTAGACTTTGAAGATAAGTTTGCCACAGCAGAGAAGTGGGCAAGGCTATATGGAGGATCGCTTATAGTCATGCTATGCGATGATGGAGGAGGTCTTGAAGAACCGCTTGACTGGGATAAGGTTACAACCATAGAAGAGTTAAGGGTATTTGAAAGGGCGGTTGTACAGGAAGATTATGCAGGAATGTACGGAGGACATTCCGGGTTTGTAGAAAACAGCATTTCATCTGGGCGACCACAGTTTTATCATGTAAATTCTATTTATGGCTGCTTTACCGTTCATCACAGCAGATGTTTGGTTTTCAGAAATGGAAGGTTGCCGGAGCAAACAACAAGCTCCACCTACAGGCATTGGGGAATGCCGGAATATGTAAAAATCAAGAACGCTTTAAGGGAATGCATGACCTCCCACTCAAACGGAACAAAGTTACTCGAAAGGTCTGTACAGGCTATTTACAAGATGAAGAACCTTGCACAGCTTTTAAGCTCTGATGAAGGGGAAGATAAGGTATTACAGAGATTACAGGTTATTGATATGGCAAGAGGCATTCTGAATTCTATGGCTATAGATGCAGAGGGAGAGGATTACGACTTCAAAACCTTGCAAATGTCTGGAGTTAAGGATGTGATAGATGCCACTTGTAATATGCTTTCGGCTGTAACAAATATTCCTCAGACCATATTGTTCGGTCGTTCCCCGGCAGGAATGAACTCAACAGGGGATAGCGATTTAGAAAACTACTACAACATGGTTGAGAACATCCAGAAGCAGAATATGAAGGCTAATGCCAGGACTGTTATCAAACTGATTTTGAAACAAGGATTCCTTGAAGGTAAGATATCGGAGATTCCTAAGTTTAAGATTAAGTTTGCAGCCCTTTGGTCTTTGTCTGATTCGGAACAGGCGGATATAGACCAGAAGAAAGCACAGACAGAACAGATAAAAGCACAGACCGCCCAGGTTTATATTGATGCCGGAGTACTGGATCCGACAGAGATAAGAAACACTCTTGCCACTACAGGCGATTTTAAGCTTGAGGAAGTTATAAGCGAAGATGATATTCAGCTTCCTGAAGATACATTTGCACCTGTAGTAGATGAGACTAAACCAGCAGAAACTGTGATTAAACCAATCGTAAATGCAACTAAAGATGCAACTAAAATTGAGACCGTTGAGACTGATGATTTTGACCTTGAAATCAAGGGTGAAGTCAAAAATGATATGGAGGGAAATGACAATGTAGTTGTCCCTGAAGAAGATAATTATGAAGCTGTAGGTGTCCTTGTTATTAAGGACGGAAAGATATTATGCGGAAAGCGGAAAGATTCAGACTATATCTGCGGTCCGGGTGGCCACATTGAGGATGGAGAAGCACCTGAAGATGCAGCTCTCAGAGAGGCCTATGAGGAGTTTTCTGTTATGCCCCTTAATATTCTACCCTTAGGCATTTATAAGAGCAGCACAGGGCTGTATTGCAATTCTAAGGTATACTTCACGGACCAGTACATAGGCATCCCTGATGCAGATGATATTGAGATGGAAAATGAAAGATGGTTATCCATAGAAGAGCTTAAAAACGAGTTGCTATTTCCGCCTTTTGTGGAGTCTATAAGGATGCTTGAAAAACTCTTTCATAACGCTTTAGTGAGTGGAATAGACAAAGGTAGTTAAACTCAAATTAATAGTGTTTTTATTAAGACAGTCGTATAGGCTGCCTTTTTTATTGGTGAGATTATGAACGAAATTAATGAAAATAGTCCTATTGGCAAGAAAATTAGAAAAAAATTCTATGGGCATGACACATTAAAGAGCAAGTACCTCCCGCAAATTCCACAGTCGGCTGAAAGGGAGTATATAAGGATTGTAAATGAATACATGCGGTTACTGAAGGTGGAAGTAGAGAAATATCTCCCTGATTTGAAAAAATCTTATAAAAGTAACAGGGATACGCTTGTACAGGAGCAAAGGAGACTTGACTCATCCACTGATTTAATTCTCAAAATAAATGATGTATTCACTAGGATAAAATCTCAGATCATTAGCAAAACAGCGGGATTTGGTCTCAGAAAGAAGTTTGAAGTTCTTAGCAAGCTTAATAGAAAGCTGACTGTTAAGGAGTGGAAAAAGGCACTTAAAGTCACACTTGGGATAGATATCCGTGAGGACTATTACCTTGGTGAGTTCTATTTGGAACAGCTGCAGGTTTGGGTGGCCCAGAATATTAGCCTTATATCCACTATACCGGAAGATACACTGGATAAGATGAAAGACATTGTCTATGACGGATATACAAAGGGAAAGACAACTACAAGCATGGTTAAAGATATTCAGAGAATATATAGGGTCGGGCTAAAGCATGCCACTTTGATTGCAAGAGATCAGACAGCAAAGCTTAATGGTCAAATTCAAAGATATCAGCAGATGGATGCCGGTATCACCGAGTATATATGGAGTACAAGCCAGGATGAGAGGGTAAGAGAAAGTCACAGGGCCTTGGATGGTCAAAAATTCAGTTGGGATAGTCCGCCGCTTAACTCTGATGGAAGGGAGTGCCACCCTGGAGAGGATTATCAATGCAGATGCATTGGCAGACCTGTATTTAACAGGAGCACTCTCAACCTTCCTATTGATGACAGTGTAGAGGTTTCTATAAAATAGTTCATTCTGTTTTGATTTTTGAAATAGTTCAAAGTTATTTCCAAAATGGAAACACCTGAATTCTTGAAGTTGTTCCAAAATGGAACAAGTTTTGAAGTGTTGAGTAGAAACAAATTGGTGTTGAGTGAATTCAAACTGGTCGAATTCTACCAGTTTAAAATGTCATGTTTGCGTTGGTGTAGTAGGAAACTATTGGTTTACAGCCGGTGTTGAGTAGACAAGGTAAAGTGTTGAGTAAAGTATTTATTTGTATACATGGAGGACTGTATGAAAAAAGAAAGAGCGATAAAAATTATTGATAATTTGGCTGAAGATATTTTAAGCCTTACAGATGATATAAGTGTTGCTATTGGCATCCTCAAGGAGGCAGGGCTAAAGGATGATGAGATTACGCTTAAAATAATTGATTCAGATTAAAATATGGCTGATTAAAGCAATGTTAAAACGACATTAAAACGAGGTTTGTATAGCAGGTTTCTTTTTTAAAAGTGGAGGGCATGTTGAATAGTGAAGGTTACAAGGATAAAACAGCTGAAACAGCTATATCCAATATTTACAAGGAAGAGAAGTTGAAAAGAAAAGGAGGATACAAAAATGGCGATAAGGGATGCACCAAAGCTAAAGAAAGTAAGAAGGCTTGATAGTATCAGACTTGATAAGAATGATTCAACATATTTCACAGATGAAGGGTATCTGGTAGACCACCCTATACTCACATCATGTGGAATTTTTGAATATGTAAATTCTGATGGCAGTATTAGAAAGGAGTTGAGACTTCCTAAGTATGTTTTTGATGAAAACTCATTAAAGACCTACAGAGGGAAGCCTATTATTATCACTCATGATGCCGGAGTAGTTGATAAGGATAATGTTGATAAGGAGCAGATAGGCACCATACTATCAGATGGATATCAGGATGGTGAAGATGTGCGTGCTGAAATCATTATTCATGATACCGATTCTATGAAGAAAAGCGGATTAAAGGAGTTATCCCTTGGATACAGCCTTGACTTGATAGAAGAGCCGGGAGTGTATAAAGGAGAGCATTATGATGCTGTTCAGACTAATATTGTTATCAATCACCTTGCCATTGTGTCATCTGCAAGAGCAGGTGACCAGGCAAGATTAAATATTGATGGTAAAGAAGAACCGGAATTAAAAGGAGGAAAAATGAGAAGTAAAAGGTATGATGGTGAGCTGTCTCCGGAAGAGTTAGAGCAGGCAATAAAGCTCTACAGAGAAAGTCAGGGAGCTCAAGGAGCAGCACCGACTAAGGCAACTGAAGATATTGACGGAGATGAAGGAGAACTTACTAAAGAGCCTGTCACAGGGGGCAACTCTGATGAAGGAGATGATCCAAAAGTAGATGGCGATACTACAGAAGGGGCTCCTCAAGGTGCAACTCCTGAAGATATTGTTAATACTGTAAAGGAGCATAAAGCCGAAAGAGATGATTCGGATGAACCTAAGGATGTTGAAGCTGCAAAAACTGTTATAAATCAGCA